TGATAATGGACAAATAGATTCCGATAAATTAACAAATCGTTTGATAGTATCATTTTATTTTAAAAATACTGATAATTTAGTACCTAGAAACGATTTAAATATAATGAAGTTAATTTCAGTTAATAAAGTTAAAAATATGAATTTAGATTCTAATTATATTTCTTTTGCGGATAAATATGAACCTAAAAATATAATTTTAAATAAATATAAAACAGAAACAACATATGGAAATAAAAAAAAATTTAATATATCAAAAGATTTAAAAGATTATATATCTATGTATTGTGAAGCTTTAAAAAAGAATAACGGTGACTATCTATTTACAAATGAAAAAAATGAACCATATCAAAAATCACCATTTTTAGGCGTTATAAAAAAAGCTATGATTGATGTTCTAGGAAAACCAATATCTATTGATTTACTTAGAAGTATTATTATAACTGACTGGTATTCATCGCCAAAATCAATTAATGATAAAAAGAAATTCCATAATGATGTATTATTACATTCATCTAAGGTTGGTGAAGAGTACGTAAAAATTCAAGACTAAACAAATAATAATCTTAATATATAATATATAATGGTTTCAAGATCTACGAGACGATACTTTAAAGGTGGAGATTTAGATATTCAAGCAATTGATCCAGAGAAAGATGAATATTTACAACAAAGAAATATGTATGTTAAAGCACCAACACTTCCAACTGATTACACACCAGATGCAGAAAGTGAATTAACCCAAAGGCTAGCACAACAACAAGAACAATATTCTGAAAAAGTAAAAACAGATGGTTTATATCCTAAAGTGGATCCGCAACTATTACAGAAGATGATGGATGCAGGTGTTCCGTGGACATTAGCACAACATCCAAATGTATATTCAGCAAATCCAAATCAAGTTTTAAATTATAGAAATAGGGCAGATTTTACTGATTCACAATTTTATAATAAATATGAATCTGAAATTACAAAAGTAAATGAAAAGAAAGGATACGGTAAAGGACAAAGACAAATAATAAAAGGGAAACCTTTAAGGATTGTTTTTGCATCTTCTTCGCCAGATGATAATGTTCAATTTTATATAGATCCAAAAGATGATGATGAATTTATCAATATATTAAATGATGCCAAAGAATCTAATATATTAGTTCCTATTGAATTTTTATCAAAACAATTTATGGAAGCAAATAAACTAAAAGTCTCTGAACAAATACAAGATAATAAAAGGATATGGTCAGCTGGTTATGATTATGCAGATAGAAAATGGAGAGATGAAATAAATAGAGCAAGAGATGAAGAGGAAGAACAAATGAGAGAACAACAAGCGAAAGAGAACAATGATGATGATTCAGCATGGGGTGGATTAAAGAAAGGATTTGAGATGGGGGCTTCTATTGCTTCTTTATTTTAAATAATTATATAATATTAAATATATTATATAATAATATAATGAAACTAAAACTGAAAAACATTGATCCTCAGAAACTACAGATAGTTCTTAATGATGAAGATTTATCATTAACAAAAGAATCAGATGATAATGAAGCAGATGAACTTTCATTAATACCAGCATCTAAGAAAACTAAATATAATGGTTATTTAAAGGACGGGTGGATTTTAGAAGATAACGAATATGTTTGTGTTAAGTGTGATAAAGTATTTAAGAAAAGGAAACCAACAAAAACAGATATATGCAAAAAATGTAAGTAAATAATATATTATATAAATATTTATTATATATTTTATTGTCTGTTAGATATATATTATATGTCTTATAGTATAACGGACATATAAATATAGTATAATAGACTATTTATATATATAATTCATATAAATTATATATCGATATATATTATTTTACTATATATATATTATATTGTATGTTATTATATTATATATATTATGGTCTTTTATATGATTAGTCTGTTATATATATTTTATTGTCTATTATATATATATAGATGTCTAGGAAAAATGATGATATTAAAAATGTTGAAAAGAAAAATGATGATAAAATAAATAAAAAACAAAATGACAAAAAAAAAAATAATAAAATAAAACAAAATAACAATAAAGAATTTATAATTTACTTTGATTAATCTTCATCCACTTTTAAACATTATGAACAATCTGAATTATCACATTTTTTATTTTTTTCATATCTACATTCTTCACAATACCCATTAAGACAAAATGTTTCTGATTCTTTACCGCATTTTTTACAATATATATATAAATAATGATCTGAACTATCTGTTTTAGCAGTATATGTATCATCTGAACTATCTGTATCCGTTTCTGTTTCTGTTCTATCTGGTTCTGTATTCTTTTTTATTCTTTTTATTTCTTTATTTACATATTGAATAGTATCAAGTAAATCATTTTTTAAATTTAATAAAAAATCTAAAGAGAAATCATTTTCATTTTCAATTTCAGACATATTTATATATACTATATATTTATAAAATTAAATTATAATTTTAATTTAATTTTATTTTAATTAACAAATTTAAAGTCTTTTAGCAAGACGAGAAACTCCCATATGTGCTAACTTACCTACCATCTTTTGACCTTCTTCTGTTGCAAGATGTTCAGCTACTTTACCTAATCCCTTTTTGACAAGGAGACCAAGTTTTCCATTGAATAATCCAGATCCTTGAAGATGTTGAGGTAGAGAGTTTTCTGGGATAGGGGCTACTTTAAGAGCAGATGTAACATCAGCGGGGGTAACATCACCAAGAAGATATTGAGTCATACCTCTATGTTGGATTGAGCATACACCAGCATATTCAGGCATAACGTATAATTCATAATTAGCGCTAAAATTGGCTAACCATTGAGTAGCATTTGACGAGCTACCAACAATATTTGCTGGTGATACTCTGATTGACATTTGAAAATTAACTTTTCCATCTTCACCAACAACTGTATCGGTTGTTGGATCGAGACCTATATCTTTTGTTGGAGAAAATGCAATCCATGAACCAGAACCAAGGGCGAAATCGTAAAATGATGAGTTGTAACCATTACGTTTACTCATTTCGTAAATTTGCATAGTATCCATATTGTTAAATGCTGTCCCTTTAGTTCCAATATTTACTTGAAGACGTCCTTGTTGTTTCCAGTCTCCAGAAATTGGAAGAAGAGAAAGGGCCACATCATCATTAGCTAAATTAGTTAGTACCGCTGGAGTTGCGCCATTGCTAGATATCAATTGAGGAGTTCTAAATTGAACCTGTTTTCTAACACATGCAAAAATACGGCTAGGAAGGGCGTTAAATTGTAATGATTGAGATTGAATTTGAATATCAGAACCTACAAGAACATTTTCAGTATTTATAAGAGGATTTGGTTGATAAGATACATAATCGTAATTAACTTGAGCTGGGATTTTTACAACATTTTGATCAACTGTAATATATGAGAGTTCTAATTGAGCGGCTTTTACAACAACACTAATACTATCATATTGTGCTTGTGTCAATCCTGCATTAATTAAAAGCATATCTTTATAATTTGCAACATTAAGATTTACAGATAGAGTATTGAGATTATAAAAGAATTCCTGTTCATCATTTACAGATAGAGGGCTTGCAAGAATAGGTTCAGAAATAACCCATGTTACAGTTGTTGTTCCTGCTGAGCTTGCGGTAGTGCATAAGTGAGAGGCTCGAGAAAGAAGACCATCTTTTACACATTTAGCATAATATGCAAATGGAGATGAAACAGATGCACTATTTTCATTAGTCACATTTACATTATAATCAGGCATAGTGGGGCATTGAAGTTTTTTTACTAAATTAGCATCCATATAACGAGATAACATAGAGAGGAAATAACGGGGTTGTGTGGTTGTAATATTGGAATTAAGACCAAGATTAATTACTTCACAGACTGAATTGAGTGGAAATTGTCTTAAAACACAAGTTGCTTGATTAGCATCAACATCTACAAGTTTTGTTGGGAAATTTAGGAGGCCAGCAGTAGCATCAGGCATTGTTACAACTACTTGATATGCTACTTTCATGATACGAGATACACATGTATTATCAGAATTTGGGATATTAAGAGATGAAATTTGAATTGTAGAACCATAACCATTTGCAGGCTGATTGTCAAATGGAACCTGTACATATTGGATTTGACGACCACTTACTGGGATTTTGAATACTTCAGCTCCAGTATTTATTCTGGAATCGCTTACTGTGACTTTTTCAACATCTGACATTTTATATATATTATAAAGAAAGAAATAAAAAAAATATGTTATTTATAATTTTATTTTTATATTTATTTTATATTTATTAATATTTTTTGATAAAATTTAATTTAACCGTGAAGTTTTGATCGGGCAATAAATACAAACTATATTCATCTTGTAAATCTCTATATTCATAAACAACTTGTAAAGTAACTTTTCGTAATGGCAAATTAGAATACATTGTATATGGTCGTAAAGTACCATTAGGTTGATAATATAGAATTTGTCCAATGTTATCTATAAATGTATCTGTGGGTATATCTAAATCTGTGATGATTCTATTTGATGATGTATTTTGTGTTTGTTGTCTTGTTACTTTTCCGTAATAATTACCATTTACGAATAATGTTGTAGTTGCAAATTTAATCTTACCTCCAGTAAGTGAATTAAATCTAAAAATAGATTTTTGATTTTGTGTTACTGAACCCAAAGGATTTAAAATAAGATTACCAGAACTATTTATAAAATTACAAATTGTTAATAACTGAGGATTAAAGTTTATAAATGCTGGAGATACCGCAAATTTAGGATCATATTTAAGAGTTAATAATTGGGTTGAATAATCCAATGATATCACTTGTGAGGCTGGGGTTATTGTTGCTCCTTTAGCCTGTAATCTTGTTGAACATCTCAATAAGGCTTCATTAATAGCATCTATTAAAACCTGCATATAATAAATATCAAAAGGTCCAGCTGTTATATCTTCTCCAAATTTAGCAAATATGTATACTGGGTTTAGAACAGATAATGAATAATTGAGAGTTAGATTTGATGATGAATATGAATTAACTTGATTTAATGGTTTAACTGGGACTAAATACTCATTATTATTATCATTTCGTGCTATAGAATTTATAGTTGTTTGATTAAAAGCTTGAGATGAAATCAATGCTTGATTAGATAACGAATATAATCTTAATGTTGTATCATATATATCTTGCGTTGTTGATTTCTTACATGAAATATATTGATAAGTTGAATCATATGCACTTAATCTCTGAAAATTAACAGGTTGTCCCGCTAAATATGTACCATAATATAATAACAAATCAGAACTATTTATTGCATATAAAATATGAGGGTTTGAGCGTGATACTGCCACAGATTGAATTAAAAATGAACCAATTTCAACCTGAGTATTAAATATTGTATGATCTAAATTATTTGGAACATATAAACTATTCATCGCTAAATTTGGAATAGATGCGACCGATGCTTGGGCATAATTTGATTCTTGAAATAAAATGAAACCATTATTTTCAGAATCATAAAAGGTTAATTGTCCTGTTCCGCTAGAACATTCCATATGTACAATTGGATTTGTAGACGTATATATTGTTTCTTGTTGTGAAATTGATGCAAAACCTGCAGTAAAACGAATTAAATCAATTTTATATTCCCCTCCTAATTCATATGAAATAAAAACTGTATCAATTCCGTTAAGTTGATCATTTGAATTACTTGTAATTTGAGATATTACACCCCCAACTGGTGTAAAAAATTCTTGAACAACTAATGGATTAGGAAAGACCGTATTAATTATTGATAATGAATTAGTACCACCTACATATACATAATAGTTACCCTGAAGTAAACACATATCTATAAAATTATCCATATTATTTAAACCTGTCAATGTTACACCTGTTGTGGTATCGTAATATCTGATTACTGGTTGTCCCACCTCAATCCCCGCCACAATTAAATAATTTTTTACTAGTATTTTATTAACGCCTTCTATTTCTGGACATGGGAATGTTACAGATACTGAAAAGTCATTCGTATTTCTACTTGTTATTGAAAAAGATGATGGGTTATTTACTAATGTGTAGTATTTTGAACCAGCTCTTAATATTTGGGCAACATTTCCTAAATTATAAGTATCAATAACTGTAAATGGTATTGAAGGTTCTAATATATCAAAACCGTATCTAGTTATTGTATTTGATGTAATTGCATAAATTTCATTAGGTCTAAATGGATTATTAGAAACATATAATTTGTTATCATCAGAAACTGAAAATATTTTATTTGTAGATGTATTAATATCAAAATCAGTTATCAATGTACCTGCTGATGTTCCTTCAACTGAAAAAGTATTTGAAGTCTCAGTCCATACATTATTTATAACTCCCTGTTGATTCCATGATTGTAAAACATAGCCTGTTGCCAGTATTGAATAAAGAGTATTGTTACCATTTGCTAAAGCTGTAATTGTTGTAACATTTATATTCGATGGTGTATAAGGAGGTGATACAAAAGGATATGGAATATATGCTGTGTTTCCAGCACTCTCTAAAAATGCAAATGAACCGATTACACATAATTTATTATCAAATGTTGATTCAACTGTAATTTGTAAATCATTATTTGTAATTTCAAAACAAGTGCCGGATCGTTGACCGTATAAATCATCAAATACACCCGAATCATCAGCAATTATAAATGTTCCATCATCTTGCATCATATTAGATGCTTTAACCGTTCCAGTAACTCCTGTCAATGTAACATCTGAAATGGCAACATATGTGCTTGGATTGTAAAATGTTGCAATATTTGAATCATGAAACACTATAACATATAATGTATCAGCACATACACTATTTAAATTTTGTAAATTATCGCCTTGAAAATCTGTTGTTAATTGTGCTACTTCAGTCAATGAAACGGCATTTAAACCATTTATATTTGAATAGATGTATACAATAGAACCGGCTTCAGCATCATCAGCTACATAGACATTT